AACCATCAATCACGGTTTTTACGGATTCAGAGTGTTCGGTCATGTCAACATTTCCATCTTTGCATTGATGCTCTTGCACGGCTACCCTTTTCAGATTTTTCTGCGATAGGTGCCATCCTAGCGCAGAACGAATCTTTGCGTGGGCCACCTTGAGGCTGAGGAGCTTTTAAGTTACTGCCTGTAGCGGCATTGTATTTAGCGCGGCCTTTGGCCGTCAAGCCCGCACCTTTTGATGCAGGGAGCTTTTCGCCACGGCCAACAGCCAAGGAGGGTCCTTTTTTCTTTGCGGTAGCCATTTAAGCCATCGCTTCCTGACAGACCACGTTTACCTGCACGGTAGCACCAGCAGATGAAGTGACCGCAACCGTCAAAATATCCGCAATGTTACCCTTAATGTTGGTCAACACTGGGAAGAAGTTTGTCAGGTCAAGTTGTTGCAAGCCATTGTTGGCTGTAGAGAAAGCGTAAACCACCTCGCCGCCAGCCAAAGACACTGAATTCAAGTCTTGTTCAGCAAAAGAGTTGTATGAACCCAGTGTATTCAATGCCACAAAGTTAGCCCCCTGCAACGATACTTGGTTCGTAGGCGTAGACGCAATCAACTCCACCAAACATGTAGCCGATGAGTTCAGCAGCAAAGTTTGTGGAAGCAACTGACCGCGATCAATCAACCCGATGAAATAAGAGTTACCCGCTGATGGTCCAAGTTGCATTGGGCCACTAGTTACAAGGTCTTGGAACGTCAGTGTAGTGGCGGTATTACTGATAATACGTGCCGTGTACGGTGTAGTGGCGGTGGCGCTGCTTGTGTATGAACCTGGGCTTGTTGGGCCAAAGTTTATACGCACTTGGTTAGCCGTTATCACAGTTACGCTGTATGTACCGTTGTAGTTTGCGGGTGAAGCATTGGTAATCGTAATGGTGTCGTTGGTTTGCAAAAGATGCGAAGTAGAAAAATTAACGAGTGCGCTGTAATTGTTTACGCCTGCAACTTGCGGTGTAGGGCCGGTCAAAGCGCTAATTGTTGCAATGGTTGGCAAACTTGCGGCGTAGTAAATAAATTTACCCACCCACTGATTAACTGCCCAGTACGTGGCTGTTGGAACAGAAACAGGGCTTGCGCCTGCGGGGTAGTTGGGAAACTGCACAAGAATAGTTAGCGTGCTTGGAACACTTTGTATCAAATATGTCCCAGCGGCAAACACTTGCGTAGCAGTCAAAGTGCCCGAAGCTCCGGCAATACCGGCGGCAGAGCTAACTTGATAAGTACCAGTAGAGCCAGCAGCGTAAAAGTTGTAAGTGCCAGACCCTTGAACTGTAAATGCTTGGCTCAAAGTAATCGTTGCGCCAATCACTTGGTTGACAAAGGTACCCGCAGGTACGCCTGTACCAGAAACCAATTGGCCTTGTGAAAGGCTGGTACCAGCAGACAAAGTAATTGTGCTAGTTCCAACCGCACCACCACTTACAAAAGTAGGGGATACCGTTGCAGCGTTAGTGGCAGTGAGCTGCCCAACAATCGTAGGGGACCCAACAATACCGGTGCCTGTCAGCACTTGGGGTGGATCAATTACACCTGTATTGGCTGTAACCGTCAGCGTAGTTCCAGAAACCGAAAAAGCTGTGATCGAGGCTGCTTGCGAAAACGAACTCAGCGTAATGTATTGCGCTGGCTGGTTTGCAGGAGTGTTGGTAACCGGGTAACCGTGCGCACCACTAAAAGTTATTAGGGCTTGCCCGTTGTTTCCTTGGCCAACCATTGAACTGATCGTGGCTGCACCGCCTACTGCACCTGAGTTACCAATAGTCAACGAAGTTTGCGTGCCAGACGAAACGGCAACATAGGTGCTATCAAACAAATCCGTACCCACTGTTCGCATACGGAATGACAGGGCAGGATAACGAACTGCAGAAGCCGGGACTGTGCGAGTTTGAGTTTTAGCATCGTTACCGTAAGAATAGGTAAACCCGCGTTGCTGGTCGCGCCCGCCCTCAATCAATACGGACACACCATAGTGAGTCATAACAGATTGAACACCTGTGGTGCTGTTGCGCTGCTCATAACGAACAGGCAGGTTACCAGTGCGGCTCCAAGGTTTAGTCGCAATAGTACCCAAATACGAAGAGTTACCAGTGCCAACTTGGTGAAGAATGTATGGCTCGCCGTTAATAACAACGCCCCAACGCAATGCACCAGCGCCGTACCACGCATACTCCATCCAAATCATTTGGACTGCGCCCCAGTTAATAGCTTGTGTTAACTGTGGATTCATGTTCCAAGTATCAATCCCCATTACTGTGTCAGTAGGCAAGCCGCCCGAATCTGACCGAATAACCGCGTACATACCATAGGGGTTGGTAGTGGTCGGATTATTCTGCATAAAAAATATGCCGTTGGAATCATCAAAAATACCAACACGCTGAAACTGCCCAGCAGTAGCGCCGCCAAAGTTGACGTTCGACGCCATGTACATGGTTTTACCGGGCTGGTAACGGTGGTATGGGCGCGACTGACGGATGGTGATATCACCTTGAATTGGGGTAACACTATTAACGCCGGAGCCGATGGTCATTACTACGCCGCCAAGGCCAGGGTTCTGAACAATGCTTGCATTACCCGACACGTTCTGAATAAACTGCTCCCAGCGCAAAGGCTGGGTGCCGTATTCAAAGTCAGCGTCGTAAATGTTTTGAGCTTGGCTTACTTTAAGTTTTCCAACAACGTCACGCAGACGCTGTGGTGCAATAAACTCGGCAGCGCCATCAATGCCTTGCCAAGCCTGCGTTTGTGTTTGTTGACCGATATTGCCAAGAAATGCTGGGTTAATGCCAGCAAAAAAATTACGTAGTGAAATGCCCATATTGGCTCCTTAATTATCCAAAAAAGGGGCCGAAGCCCCTAGTACCTATTAGGCCGATGCAGGAGTTTGAGTGCCGTCTGAGTTACGCACAATGTAGGCAACAATCACAGTCGCAGCACCAGTAGCAGATGAGCCGGTGGTAGTAAAAGTCAAAGCAGCGTCAGTAGCGCCGACGTTAGCCTGAGTAGGAGTAAAACCAGCAGCAAAAGAAACTGCAATAGTTCCTGCTGAAGTGATGGTGGATGCGGTGGCAGTATCAACGCCAGCAATACTTACTTTCAGCGTGGTAGCTGAAGCAAACAAAGTGGTAGTCAGAATTTGAACGCTAGTAATTGCAGCGCCTGCGGGAATAAAACCAGCAGCGATACTACCCGAAGCTACTTGAGCAGCGGTCAGGTTAAAAGCTTGAGCAACGATTGTTGCGCCGATGTTTTGAACTGTGCCAGCAGTGGTGCCGGTTGTGTTTTTAACAGTGCCAAGCAGCCAAGGGCCAAGGTGAGTTGCGAATCCCATGATATGTGTTCCTTACATACAAGATAAGTGCGTCAATCGGTATGTCGTCTGCTGGGGCAGTTTGGCGCACTGGAAGTCCCAGATGAGTCAATATATCATGTTGTTTAAATTGTTGCAACAAATAAAAAAGGCCCCCGAAGGAGCCTTCCAAATTGCCCTTGTGGGGCCGTTTGATTAAGACGAGCCGGGCGAACCGAAGATGCCCAATGGATCAGACACGCCGAAGCTATAACGCTCACGGGCCTTGTAACGAACGTTACCAGTGTCAAAGTCACCATCCATGTTGTTAGACAACGGAGTACGGATAAAGTGCTTCAGACCGTTAGGAACGTCGGTGGTCAAGTACCAGCCGTTGGTGTCAGTCAAGAAGTGGTTGACAGTGTAGCCTTCAGGGATGGAACCGTTGTTCTTCAGTGCGTTGATGTCGTTGTTGTTGGTGCCGACGCGCAGTTCGGTATCCAACAGACGAGTAGCAACGAACATCAGCGACGGAGGCACCACCAGCTTGCGGGGCTTAGCTGCGATCAGCAGGCCACGCTCGTCCGTCCAAGCAGCGATAGCGATAACGGCGGCTTCCAAAGAAGTCTCGTTAAGGTCGGTCTGCGTGGTAGGCGTATTGCCGTTGGTTCCGCCATTGACCAGC